TCATGCCAATTTCGCCATCGCATCAGCCAGGTGTTCTGGCGCAAGGTGCGCATAGCGCCGAGTCATTGCAGTCGACGTGTGACCCAGGATCTCGGCGACAGTGTGCAGCGGAACGCCGGCCTGCACCAACCATGATGCACACGAATGGCGCAGATCGTGCCAGCGCACCGACTCCATGCCAAGGGCAGAGCGCGCAGCCTCCCACGAACTGCGCACCCCATCTTCGGTGATCGGCAGCGGCAGTCTCTTTGCGATCTCCAGCACCTTGGGGTGCAGCGGCACCATCTGCAGGGTGGACGTCTTGCTGCTGCGATCGAGCCGGATAAAGCCGTTCTGCACTTCATGCTTGGTCAGGCGGAGCAGGTGGCCACGTCGAATGCCGGTGTATGCGGCCAGGCGCACATAGTCGCCGGCCAGCGGGTTCGGGCAGGCCAGCGCCAGCGCTTCCACCTGAGCAGCGGTCAGGAACGTCTCTCGCGCCTTCTCTGGCAGCAGGGTGATTGCGGCCGGGCGCTCCACCCAACCCCATTCGCGCCACGCCATGCGCGTGATCTGGCGCAGGATTCGGGCCTTGTGGTTGACGGTTGCTGGCGCCTTGTCCATTTCGGCAGCCTTGATCTCCGCCCACACCTGGGAAACCTCGGACAGCTTCCTGCCTGCAATGTAGGGGAGCAGCGCCCGACAGTGGGCCTTTGTCTTCGTTGCTGACCGCAGGCGCGGCACGTGGTCTAGCAGCCACTTCTCCAGCGCCTCGGCAATCAAGCGCTCCGGCTCACGACCAGCCGCAACGTCTTTGACGGAGGCGAGCCACTTTCGCTCGTAGGCTTTCGCGTCCGCGTGGCTCCAGTGCCGAGAAGTTTTGCGATACGTTCGTCCGCCGTAGCAGACGGTGACTTGATAGTGGCCGTTGGCACGCTTGGTGACTGGCATGTACTTAGCTTCCTCTTTGCCCACCAGATTTTCAGGTCGATGGGGTGAATACGATCAGATTTCGCGCTGGTCCCGAGTCGGGAGGCGTCCAGCTCGCCGGCATCAATGGCCCGTCTGAGCGTCTTGGTCGACACTCCCGAGCTCTCCGCCGCCTGGGACAGCGTCAGCAATCTCTCAGCCGTGCTCATGGGCTTCTCCTTCCATCGCCACCCGGGCGCTCTTGATTCGGTTGTTTCGTGGTTCTGTGATGCAGGTCCGGCGGTCTAGATCCTTGGTCTCATTGCGGCCATGCCGAAGACCGGCGATGGTCAGATCGGGAGATTTAGCAAAGGAGTGAATGGAATTGCGACCTGCTGAAAGAGCATTGATGTCGTCGTTGAGCGCCGTTGCTGACGGGGACAAGCCGGATACTCCGCCGTTGCTGGGTGATCTTGTGATGTGGGGGTACGCTGCTGGAACGCCGCCAGTACTTACCGCAATCGGCATGGACGTGCTTAATGAATTGCACGAACGCATCAGGGCGACCGAAGAACGGTCAAGGTAGCTTTGGGGCAATGGACGCTTAGGCGGTCGCTTCATCCGCATTGCCCGCTTGGGGCATACGGTGCGGTTGACACGGAAAGATGAACGCGGGACGCTTTCCAGCGAATTCGAGACGACGGAGTCGGGATGATCAGGTACGTCGATGGCTGGCAGCTTCACGCCTACGTTGAGCACGGGGTGGAAGGCCCCGGCGAGGCGGCGATCTCTGCGAGGCATCTGGCTCAGGATGTTTTTGTGGTTCATCGATACGACTCGATCCATTTCAACTCCTCGCTGGAGGCGGCGAGTTACATTGAAGATCAGCTGTTCGCGGTGACCGGCGTTAGCTCCGACGGCACGCTGCGGTTCTAGCTCACGCATCGCTCGCCTCCTGCGGGCTGTCTTCGCCAACGCAGTCCGCGTCGCACCAGGGTTCGCCGCAGTGAGGGCAGCCGGCTTCGTCAGTGAGCTCTGGCACACAGTTGTGGCAGGCATGCTGACCACCGTGCCAGGTACCACAGCTACTCCAGCAGAATCCTTGGCCGCAGGTCTTGCAGATGCCGGCATCGCTCAAGTCCAAGTCGTCATTGCAGACGGCGCAAAGGCCGATGGGCATATCTTTGGCCATCACTTCGCCCCCTGCGGGCGTGCGGCGAGGGCGGCGGCCCATGCGTCTTGCATGTCGGCATCGTCAATGCAGCGACGCTTGCTGAACCATGCCTCGCAGAAGGCAACCTCCATGTCGATGTCCATCACCTCGGGCACCAACACGAATCCCTCCGACGCGGTAGCCGAACCGTCACAGTTCTGGCGTACACCGGACGCATGCTCCAGTGCATCCGCTGCCACGAGACGTTCACCGGCTTTGCCGATGTCGAGCCCGCTATCGACAGCTTCGGGATGCACTTCATGTGCCCAGAGTGCGGGAGGCGGAACAACCTGCGAACCGTTTGCTACGACGGAGACACGGCGCTGATCGAGCAGGTTCTCCACACGGAGGACTGAGCCAAGCTCACGGATGTGCTTGTTGATCAGCATGGCGTCGACTGGGTAAGCCTTCGCGGTCCGCTGCTCCCACTGTTCCAGGAGCGCGAGAAGGCGACCCACCTCTGGCGCGGCGCGCAGGGCGCCAACCACGTAATCCCACTCTTCTCTGCGCAGCGAAACGACACCGCACGACCCCGGCTTCAGGGTTGCCAGCTTCCAAGCGAGGTCGCCGGCCAACTCCCTGGCGCGCTGCTGGTCATCCATAGATCACCTTCATGGCAGAATGCTGATTCGCCCCGAAAAGGAACTCGAAATGGCCCCTGAGATAAAGCGCGACACTCTTGTTACCTCCTACTACGGGAAGGACATCTATGTGGAGGCCTGGCAGGCGGAAGGCGGCGAGGCTTTCGTCCATGTGGTGGAGATCAGCGAACTCCCGCCTTTCAAGAGGCCTGTTCGAAATAACTTCGTCAGCCTGGAAGAAGCCTTGAATGCAGGGCTTCGATTCGCCACCCGGCAGATCGACTACTGAAACGTCCTCGCGCGAGGGGCGCGGTCTACTCATCCGACACCCCCGCGCCGTGGCTGGTGGGGTGCTCAGTGCGTGCGAGCGCCCGGCGCACCTTGGGCAGAATCGCCTTCACCTCCGGATGCTCGCTGTAATGCTCCAGCAGGCGTGCAAGGTGATATGCAGTTTCGGCGTCCAGGGCCCCGCGTAAGCGAGTGCTCCTGAAGTGATCCAGTTCCTCGCTTACGCCGTAATCGGTCAACGTGTAGTCCAGCAGCCGCCTGCAGTCATGGCAGTGGCAGCAGCCGTCGTTGTCCTGGCTCCAGCCGCCATCCACGAATTCACCGCGATCGGCATTCACCGCCTTCATCGCGCATTCGTGGCAGTAGGAAGGTCCTTGATCGGCCTCACCACCGCCGAGCCAGTGCGGATAGGGAACGCGCACGGCACTGGCGATCTGTTCGAGGCGATCAACGGCCTCCTGCACACTGACCGCGCTCACGACCCCACCTCGGCGCTGGCGGCCTGCATTGCGGCTTGCCACGCTTTCCATGCTGCGGTGGTTCGGTCACTCCAATAGGCGCTTCTATCCGGGTCAGACCTGCCTACGCACAAATTGACACCAGCGGCCCAAACTTCAAACTGCGCCCGTGCATCGCTGCCGCCCTCGGGGCTGGCGTCGAGCGCGTCACGCAGTTCTTTTGCGCATGCCCACATCCCTGCGGCCTTGCTTGGCGAGCTTCCCTTCATCGTCTCAGCCTGTTCAAGCCAAGATTCACTCAGCTTGCGCAGGTCGATCCCCGGCGCTGCGGGGGTGCTGGCCTTCAACTTAGCGATTGCCGCGAGGATCGGCTCAGCGCCACCCTCTTCCGGATCGCAGTCCAGTTCGCTTGATACCTCGGCCAGCGCTTCGCACGCATCAATGAACATGCGCTTGTAGCTCGCGCCATCAAATGCGTCACCAACCGGCGCTGCGGCGACGGGGGCGGCGTAGAGCGGGATGCGTGCGTGTTCGGTCTGCTTATTAAACAAACCTACTGCTTCGTTGTCGCCGGGCAGATGGTGGCAGTACGCCACCGCCTCCTGCGCTGCGGCGGGCTGTGCCTGCGCGCGCTGAATTGGATGAGTGGGGCAGGGATGGCGCAGTGAGCCGTCGCCGCTGGGGCAGGTGCAGGTGGTCGGGGTGGAATCGTTCATCGGTTGGTTTCCTTCTTGCCTGGGCGCTGCGAGAACTTCGCGCGGCCTGGTAGCTGTGGAATGAGGAGCATCTGGTCGGTGGTGACGCTGTAGCTGGCAACGCGGCAGGGCTTGCCCTTGCGGTTGTTGACCACGACTTCTGTGGAGTGGATCGGGTGGCCTTGCTGCCGCAGGTCGTAGATGCGCGCGCTGGGCCTGCCGATGCCGAGCTCCAGGAGGATCTCCATTGCTGTCATCGGGCGTTTGGTGAGGGCCGCGAGCAGTTCGTCGCACTGGGCTTGGTCGGTCATGGGCGTTTCACAGACTCAGCTGCAGCTGGGCGAGCTCAGACGGGAATACCGATCGCTTCCCTGCTGGTCTGCGTTTCGGCGCGCGCTGTCCGTGCACAAGGCACCACTCCGCATGGGCTTCTTCGAAGGTGAGGTGCTTGGCAGTGCTGGTGCACGCGCATTCCACGCTGTGGCCGCCGCCTGCCGATTCCCGGCGGAGATCGAGCATGTGTCGTGCGGCGTGGCCTTTGCTGCAGGGGATGATCGGTGTCGGCTCGCTGATCATGCGTTGCATGTGCCTCTCCTATTTGCCGTAGGACAGCAGCGCGAGAAGCGCGCCGATGATGGCGGCAGCTGCCAGGGTGACGAGAAGGGTTCCGAGGAACTCGCGCGTGGAGTGCTTCATTGCGCACCACCGACGAAAGCCAGGTCATAGATGACGCAGTGCGCCCGGGCGTCTGCGGCAGACAGGGGGACAACCGCAGTTGCCCGGGCGCATGCGAGGGGAACGGAGTAGGAGCCGGAGGTGACTGCATCGACGGCTTCGAGCGCGAGCAGCCAGCGGCGTTCCGAGAAGTTTTTGGTCAGCGCGACGGCGACGCCGGCGGCGCAGTTGGGCACGCGTTCGGCGGCGCGAAAGCCGTTCAAGGCTGTGCCGGCGATGGTGGCGCGCAGGCCCCAGTCGTCATGCTCGGAGAGCTCGTAGACGGCGAGGGCGGCGCAGATGCGGGGGCTGCTGATGACCAGGTCTGCCGGGATGGTCACTTCGCCATCGGTGGTGACCTCAGCGGCCGGGGAGGGCTCGGGCTGGCCGGTGGCGGCGCAACCGCTCAGTGCGAGGCACAGAGCGGCGAGGAAGGTACGGGCGGTTGCCATGAACCTGATCTCCAGCCCCTGCCCGGAATGGGTGTGTCGCGGGGCGATGGAGGAATTAAACAGCGTGTTTAACTACAAGTCAACAAGATGTTTAATTTATGCCTTTCCCGAGCTCCGCCGGTTGGCTGGTAGCGACCCAAAGCGGACATCCGCATACCCGGCGTGTTTTGGCCGTAAGGGATCGGTAGTGTCAGTGTGCATCGGGGCGTGCGCCCTGAATCAGCGGTTGAAGTGGCTGCTGCGGGAGGTGTCCGTAGCTCGGGGCGGCAACAAGTGTGCTTCCCTGTAAAAAAAAAGCGTCGGCATGTCGAGATTTCCCACTCTGGTTCGTCGAATTGACACCAACAGGAGAATTTCATGGCTCAGCACAACTTCCCTTCCGATCATCACCGCCGCCTCGACGTCCTGCATGGGGCGTGGCAGACCACCATCACTGCGCTCGAGCCCGATGGCAGTGCAGGGGGCAGGTCGCAGGCGACTGATATCTATTCATGGCTGCCGAACGGGCAGTTCCTGATGCATGAGGTGGACGCCATGATGGGGTCACAGCGCGTGCAGTCGATCGAAATAATTGGGATCAACGGCACCACCGGCGAGTTCTTCAGTCGAAGCTACGATCCTGACGGGAGCACGAATGATTTCGTATCCAGGATCAACGAGTGCAATTACACGATTGAAGGGAAAAGCCAGCGTTTCGTTGGATGCTTCAGCGTTGATGGATCACAGTTGACTGGCGAATGGACGCAACTGGATGGTGACCACTGGATTCCATTTGTCAGGATCGTTCTCGAGAAGAAATTGTGAGAACCAAAGGGAAGCCGCTTCGCGGCTCGGCCTGCGTGTCTGGTGCAAAAGCCTGCTCTTGGCCGCAGGACGGCATGCGACCCATAGCGGACATTGATGCGGCCGCAGGGCCTAGCGCTAACTCCGGTCATACGTCGGCTTGTTCGCCGGACCCCGCCGTCCTAAGATCGGGCTGTATCAGGGGTAATGCCCGGCATGGGGCCTGTCTATTCTGTAGTTGGGGCGCATATGAAGATTCGCGCAGTTTGGTCTGTACTACTCCAGATTGCTTGGCTGCCCATCACGGCCAGCGCCGGCACCGTGTCCCTTGTCGCGGATAAGGAGCTGTGTGACAACGCCCCTCCACTGGAGCAGGCCGCCCGTCTGGAATCCAGCCGCAATGGCAATGTCGTTACGCTCATCGTCACCGCCCAGCTCAACTGTGCGTATCTTCCAGACAAGCCAGAGCTTCGTGAGTGGCGCAATGCTGCAACTCTGTCGCTCCCGACAAAATCACCTTCTGGCATGGCTACGGCTTGTCTTTGTGCGCACCAAATGACCTTTGAGGTTTCAGACCTGTATCAGGGAATTCAGACCATCTACTATGTTCAGGACGGTACCGTCCTTGGGCACGTGGATGCGCCCTAACAATTCATTCAAGCCGATGCCGCTTCGCGGCGCGGCCTAATTCCGGAGTTTAACGTCTGCTCCTGGCCGTAGGGAGTAGGGCGTCCTGCGACCCATAGCGGCCATTGGTGCGGCCGCCGAGCCTACCGCTGGGTCCGGTTATACGCAGGGTTGTTAGCCGGACCCAGCGGCCCTAAGATCGAGCTGTATCAAGGGCAAAGCACACCATACGGCGCTTTGTGGATAAGTCGTATAACCGGACCCACGGGTCCGTCTATTAGATAGTTAGGCGCCACTACAGCTATGACTGATCTTTGGGGTCCCGTTTCGGCAACCGATTGGCATGCCACACCGTGCATAGTCGGCCGCCCAGCAACCGAGGCTGATGTTACGGCCGGCTCTGCCGTCTTCTATGTGCAGGGTGGTTCCACTCCAGCTCCAATGAGCCTTCCATGCTGCGCAGTTCAGCTACTGGAGGATGGCTCTGAGCAGCCTATCGTCATAGTCCAGGCGGAGCTCACGCAGCAGGGCACCATCTTGGGTGTACGGCCACTATCCGGTGGTAATGGCGTCTGCATGTCCGCAGAGGTCCGGTTGCTTCCTGGCGGCTTCGGATCGTAGGGTGGCGCCTAACAGTTCATTCAAGCCGAACTCGCTTCGCGAGTCGACTTAATTTCGGAGTTAGGCGGCAAAGGAGTCTCACGTGAACCGAGAGAAAATCTGGGAGGCGGTATCTTACGCCTGGACCGAAATCGGTCTGGACGAAGAAGATTTCCAACGCTTCGGACGCGAGATTTCCGCTCAACCCAAGGACATGCCTGAGTTCAATCGCGCTGTGTTTTGGGAAACCTGCGGAGCCTTCGCAATCGAGACGGCTTATGCCTTACTGCTTATGGGTACGACACTTCCGGATTGGCACTTTCCGGAGGTAGAGCAAAAGGTTGCGCGTTGGTTGCGCCGTCCATTGCTACTTTCACTCATCAATCCACTCTGGCTAGTTGGCTATCCAGTCTCCTGCTTCATAGCTTTCAACTATTGGCTTCAACTACGTCGGGCGGTTGCATCGTTGTCATGTGCCGCCTAACAGTTCATTCAAGCCGACACCGCTTCGCGGTGCGGCTTAATTCCAGAGTTGAACTTCCGCTTCTGGCCGCAGGCCGCCGCCGGCTGATGAAGGCTGGCACGAAAAAGCCCTGCATTGGCAGGGCTTTTTTGTTGGGGGCCGCGGACTAGTTAAATCGTTCGATCCGATTGCGGAGATAGACCTTTCCGCCAATCACTGTTCCTTCCGGGATGGGAAAGGGATCGCCGTAGCTTTTATTCTCGCTGGCAACGTGGATGATCCCTCTGTCGATCAAGCGCTTTATCTGCTGGCCGTTTCCCATGTTGATCAGATAAATGCCGTCGCCGTCAAACGAAGTTATGCCGGTATCTACGACAACTGCGTCGCCAGGTTGGATGATCGGCAGCATCGAATCGCCGCTGCCCGAAATCAGTCGCAAGCGTCCAGGCACAGGCACGAATCCTACAATGCTACGGATGTAGCCTGGCTCGAAATCTATTGCTCGAATAACCTCCGGAAAATCCGGGTTTTCCACCCCTTCTCCCATGCCTGCCGTGGCCTCCAGTTGCTGAACGCGAACATAGGCGTCTGGCGTCGCAGGAGTAGAGACGGTGGACGGAGCGCCTATGAACATTGGCGCGTGCGCTTCCAGAATCCAAGTCGAGCTAATCCCTAGCTCTTGCTGCGCCCTATTTGCGCCAGCTGCTGAAACGCCAGTCGATCGAGACTCCCAGTTCTTTAGGGTCTGCGGGGATTGGCCTAGCGCCCTTGCAAGCGCCGACTGCCCTCTGATCGCGGGCTCCAGCTGAGCAGCCGCAGCGTAAAGGCGCTTCATGGAAGAGTGCATTTCGGTCATGGGCCATTGTCGCGGGACTAAACGCCGCGTTGTTAAACGCCGCGTTGACTGATGTTTAAACAAGGTGTTTAATTGGCGCATGAACTCGACCGACAAAGTCATGCACAAGGATGCCGAGCTGATAGATGCGCTTGGTGGCCCGGCCGACGTGGCCCGAAGCTTGGGATTTGAGATGCCAAAGGGCACTCAGCGTGTCCAGAACTGGAAGTATCGAGGTATCCCTCCGTACACCCGTGTCACACGCACTGACGTCTTTGGGGGCACTACGGACGGTGCCAGCTCTGTCAGTTCTCCAAGGGCATTGGCCGCTGAGCTTGATTGCCGCATAAGCAAGCGCGCGCTGCGAGCCCGGCTCGGCTTCACCAACGACAAGCAGCTGGCCACAGTGCTGGGTTTGCCTTTGGCGCAGGTTGAAGGCTGGGAGGAAGAGCGCGCGCTGCCGGCTTTGCCCGAGGTGCTGCGCCTGTTGGGCGTCCAGCCCGCGGTCCAGGCCGAGCACGTTCCGGCAGATCCCGATGACGACCGCATCGTTTCCGTGGAGGTGGCCTGAGCAATGGACGCATTCCAGAAAGCCGATTCCTCGACGATCCCGAACGAAACAGCCGATCAGGCGGCGGCCCATATCGCCCTGTGGGCCAGTGAGCGAAATCTCACCGGCGGACAGGTACGAGTCATCTTCGAAGCGGGAATGGCGGCTATGCACCGCCTGCACCCCGGAGTGCTTCCCGCTGCACTTATCGACTGGAGTGAGGATTAAGTGAGCTTGAACCTGCGCTCTGTCTGGATGCCCACAAACCCGCCGTCCGACGGGTTCAGGTGCTCGCCATCCAACGTTCGATACGTGGGCAGTCCGTCGAAGCTGGCTGGCCCATCCAGCGAGCTGGCGTCCATTCGGGGTGTTGTCCTCACGATCTGCGTGGCATTTCCGCTGTCGTCTATCGCATCGAGTCGTTCGATTTTCATGTCGCCCTCCTTGCGGGCTGTTCGTGTGGAAACAGCAGCCTACCGCAGGGAGGGCGGCCCCAGCTTTCCGGTCGAGAGGGGCTATTGAGATGAGTTCGATTCCTTTCATGGCGCCCATCGTGCGCCGCGCCTTTGTCGCAAACCACGTTCACGGAGCACAGCAATGAACATCACCGACGCAGCCCACAAGACCGTGAAGGACTACCCGGGTGGGGCAGAGGCGCTGGGCATTCGCATTGGCATGTCCGGCGCGGTGCTGCGCAACAAGGTCAATCCGAACAACAGCACGCACCACCTGAGCTTGGCTGAGGCCAGCGAGATCATGGGGGTGACTGGCGATGACCGGATGCTGCACGCCCTGGCCGCCGAGCACGGCTATGTGCTTCGCCGAGTCGAAGGGGCGGCGAACTGCGCCAGCGGCGACACCTGGCTTGCATACCCATCGGTGGCCTATCTGGCCGAGGCGACAGGCCAGGACCGCAAGACGGTTCTCGCCAACCTCGTGCGCCTGCGCGAACTGGGATTCATCGAGGACAGTGGCCGCCGCATGGGCGACACGAAGCAGGTGATCGTCTATCGGCTGCTTGCTGGTCAAAGAGTCGAAACGGTACCGAAAACGGAACAGTCCCAAAAGCGGAATAGTTCCGAAAACGGGACAGTCCCAAAAAGCGCCGGAAAGAGTCCCGTTTTTCCCTCCAAACAGTCCCGTTTTTCCGCGAAACAGTCCCAAAAACGGGACACGGAACCGTCAGAAACTAAAGGGAACCGTCAGAACACACACCGCGTGTGTGGAAACGAGCTGACCGAGGCTGACATCGATCGCGAGATCTCGCCGTTGGGGTCGCTGCCCGACTGGATCGATCACCAGGTGCTTGCCCAGTTCGTTCGCCATCGCCGGGTTTCCGGTAGGACGCTGTCGGTGCAGAGCTGGCTGCAGATCCTACCGACGCTGAAAACCCTGGCCGCATCCGGCGGCGACCCGAATCAATCCCTCCGCGACGCAATGGCCGCCGGCCTGTCGCTGCCCGTCATCCCGAAATCTGGAGCCAACGCCCATGGATCAACTGCAGAAGGTTCTGCCGCAGGAGTTGCCCAAGCACGGGCCGAATACGAGCGCCGCCATGGCGGTGGCAACGCTGGCCGCCCAGGCGGAGCGGGACGAGGTCAGCCGGCAGGGGATTTCATCGACGCCGAGTACGCCGTTGTCGGGTGAGCCCAGCAAGCGCGCCATGGACGCGCTGTGGAACCTGTGGGAGCGGATGGAAGCGATGTTCCCGGGCAAGTGGAAGCGGGATAACGGCCTGGCGCCAGCCACGGCAGCTGGCCCGCTGACCTTGGCTGGCGAAACCTGGGCGCTGGCGCTGAAAGGTCTGCTGCCGCGGCAGTTGGGCGAGGGCATGGCCGCCTGCATGCGCATGGGCCTGGAGTGGCCGCCGAACCCAGCGAAGTTTCGCGCGCTGTGCCTTGGCCTGCCGTCGCTGGCGCAGGTGGAGCAGGAACTACGCCCCGGGCAGGACCGCAGCCCGCTGTCTGTGCTGGTGCGCTCGCTGATGGACCTGCACGCGTTTAACGCAGCCGATGGCTATCAGCAGTCCCGCATGGTGGCCGCTGCCTACAGCCAGGCGCTGCAGCACGTCTCCGCCGGCGGCGCGTTGCCGGCCGCCGTTCCAGCGTTGGTCCACGAGAGGCCGGCCGCGCCCAACGTGTCCAACCGGGAGAGCGCAGCTGCCGCGATGGCGCGCGCTGCCCAGGAGCTGGGGTTCGACTGATGGCGATGCAGCACTCCACCGGCACCCCGACTGCAGCCGAGGCCGAGCGCATCGAGCTGGCGAAGGTTGGGCCGTGCATGGCCTGCCTGGTGCTCCAGATCGCCGGCCTGTTGTCAGCGCGCCGGGTGGTCTACGGCTGCGACTACAACCACGCCAAGAGCGGCAACCGCCGTCGAGGCCACATGTTCGGTTACGCCCTGTGCGTCTGGCATCACCGCCGGCACCCGATTGAGGGCAAGACCCTCGCCCAGACGCGCGAGATCTACGGGCCGAGCCTGATGGATGGCTCCCGGGTGTTCCACGAGACCTACGGCAGCGACGACGACTTGATCGAACAACAGACCCACGTAATTGAACTGAGGAGAGCAGCATGAAAGACGTTCGTGAGCTATTGGCGAGGTTTCACGCCTCCTCTTTCCGGCTGGATGCGGGTGCGGGAACAGGTGGTGGAGTAGATGCCCTGACCAACATCGATATCGCTGGGGCGCTCGGCATGGTGCCGGCTGGCCTTGGTCGGGACCTGCTTGAGCTGCTGTATGGGCCTGATCCGAGCCGCGCGGACATAGTTCGCGTGTTTCACGGGATAACCCGGTTGGCACTGGAAGAGCGCAATCGCCGGTCGCGCAGCTTTATCGATGCCCGGACCCTCTGGGGAATCACCGACTGCATAGCGAAGTTTGAGCGAGACCAGGGTGAGCAGACCCGCCGCAATCTGGGCGTGTTGAAGGCGCGTGCTGCCGTGGCTCGCGAGCAGCTATTTCCGGAGAGGCTGGAAGAGCGCATTCCGCAGATCGCTGCAGTAGCAATGGGTTATATGAAGGGCGAGCGGTTGAGCAACCGGGAGCGCGCAGCCTCCATGGGAGTCAGTGAATCCGCGTACCGGCAGGTTTGGGTTGCGGTTGTTGATTGGCTAATCACGCAGCTGAGCGAGGCGGAGGAAGCTGCGGCTCGCAAACTCGCCATGACACTTAAGCCGGTTCCTTTAGCTGCTGGCGGCCGGAACCTCCAGGCCCCGCAGGCCACCTAAGATTGCTGGTACCAATTGAGTTAAGGTGGTCGCAGCACATTTTTCGTCTGTTCAAAGAAGAGCGGTGATCAAATGAAAGTTCCCCCGGTGAAGGGCTACGGAGATTCAGCAGAGTCTTTCGAGGACTACTACGGTCGCTGGCCATCCAGATTTGGGAACTTTCCGAAGTGCGTTGTAGAGAATTGGGTTCACCGGCACTGGGGAGAGTTCGACAGCCGATGGAGGGACAAGTCCCCAGAGCTCTTCGAGTTCGAGCTCGTCGAGCTCAACAATGATCAAGTAATGCAGGTCGGACACATTGGAAACTGGATGAAAGAGCTTGATTACTGGGGAGACGAGCTATTTCGAAACCGCATTCGGCAGAGCACCTGGCTCGCAAAGTACATGCTCAGCGAAGGAACCACTCCATCACCGATTATCGTCGCTCCTAACGCATCGGGACTAACGCATCCAAAGGGAGGGCCGATGCATCCGAATCAACTGATAGAAGGGCACATGCGGCTCGCCTACTTGAGGGGCATGATCCGTCATCAATATGCGGAGCTGAAGCCGATGCATTCGGTATGGCATGTTTCCCTACCGGCGAGTTCGTTCAAGCTCTTGCCATCTGGACCGAACGCGGGCCCGTAGGTCGAACGAAGTTCTTCCGATTTCCGTACGCTGCGATTCGCAAAAGTGCGCAGGTGATGCCTGCGCACTTTTGGGGCTACAGTCCTACCATCACGCGACGAAAGCCCGGCACAAGCCGGGCTTTTTCTTTTCAACCCGATCACCACCGTCCCGTAAGCTCCTCCGCTCGCCGTGAGGCGATTGGGGCCGGTGCCGCGCGCAAGCGCACCAGAAACGCCATGACTGGCCTGCGCACCAGGCAGCGGTGGTGATCGGTTCTTCTATGCCCGTCCACTCTCACCGGAACAACGACTGAGCCCAGCCGGGCTGCAGTGACGGGCACCTTTGCCATACAGGGGATTCACCCATGAGCAGCAAGCAGGAGCCGCGCGGCGTCCGCAACAACAATCCTGGCAATCTGGATCGCACGGCAACCGTGTGGCGCGGTGAGGACCGTAGCGCTGCGGCACTGGTTAGCGAGAAACGCTTCTGCGTGTTCGAAACGCCCCAGGCGGGTTTCCGCGCGCTGGCCAAGACGCTGCTGACGTATCAGAACAAGCACGGCCTGCGGACCGTGCGGGACATGATTAACCGTTGGGCTCCCCCGGTGGAGAACGACACCGAGGCGTACATCACTCAGGTGGCACGGGAGGTTGGGGTGGGCAGTCGCGAGATTGTCAGCCTCAGCAAGCAGGTTCCGCTGCAGCGAATGGTGACTGCGATTGCCCGGCACGAGAACGGCGGGCTGTTCTGGGACGAGTCGGTGATCGAGGCTGGCGTGCGCCAGGCCTTGTCCTGATGGACGGTGATCCGACCACTGCACCGTGGTGGGCCGCCGGCGGTGCCTTCGCGCTTTGGGCAGTGAGGGAGATCTGGGGCGTCATCAACAGCCGCAAGAAAGAGCGGACCGAGACGGACGCCAACGTCACCCTGGTAAGCGGGCTGACAGAGCGCATTGATCGTCTCGAGCAGTCGCAGGCCCGGATGGGCACGCAGCTGGATGAGGAGATCAAGCTGCGGCGTGAGGCGCAGGAAGAGGCACATCGGTTGCGCATGCGAGTGCAGACGCTGGAAGGCCTGCTTCGCGGTCTGGGGGCGGTGATCCCGCCCGAACCGCCGTGATGTACCTGGGCATTGGCCTGTTGGCCGGGCTGGTCGTCGCAGCGCTGGCGCACTGGCACGGCGACATTGGAATGGACCCTTGAAGGAGGGTTAGCGCTTTGGCGAGCGGATCTCGAAGAACTTTAGCAAGTCGTTCCGGGAGGCTTCGACGACGGCCTTTTCTGAATTGGCAGCCCGAAATGGCATCTCGGAGCCGGTGACGTAGATCTGGTATTCCCACGGACCATGTTGTCCGCCGTCAAGCCTGGTTACTGCGACAACCTGGTCCGGATTGACGTAGCAGCCTTCCTGGTACTCGAAGAGCAGGCGGTCGGCCATGTCTGTATTCCCATGTGGAGGGGAGAACGATTGTTCGCCCTGAGTTGGCACAAGTAAAGGTGCAGCCCTTGCGGGCATGGAGGTTTGAGTGAACATGTTTCGTCGCCCAGGCTATGACGCTCTATGGGGCTGGTTCGGGTTGAGCTATGCATCCTGGCTTCCGCTGCCACGAGTGCTGATGCATGAGATGCCGGATGACTGGCAGGCGCGGATGACCGTGCTGCTGGATGAATTCGACGCAACGTTCAAGAACGTGCCGCGCTACGACGTGCAGATCCAGCTCAAGCAGAACGGGCGGTTCGTGCCCATGCCTGAGTGGATCAGCTATCGCCACCCGGACCGGGCAACCATCGAGGGCTTCAAATGACCAGGGCGCACGTTCTCGCAGGCCTGCTGCTGTTGCGGTATGGCGAGAGCAAGCCGAGAACATGCCTTGGCTGCATGCCGGCCACCGGCTCTTGCTGCGCCAGGTCTGCATCTTGGCGGCACGAATGGAGACGGACAAGGATATGGGGGTCTCGGCGTTGCAGGCGCTGGGCTCGCTACTGTCCAAGCTCGGCGCTACGCCGGTTGATGAGACGAAAGTGAATCATGGCGGCGACGAAGAAGAAGACCCGGACGAGCAGTTCTTCGGCCGACCGCACTAGCGCGTATGCGCATGCAGTGGTGGCTGGCGAGATTGTGGCTGGGCCGCATGTGCGGAATGCGTGTCGTCGGCACCTGAAGGATCTGGAGGATGGTCATAAGCGCGGATTGCACTTTGACCATGCTGCAGCAGAGCGAGCATTCGGCTATTTCGAGGGCGTGCTCAAGTTAAGCGAAGGGCAGTTTGAAGGCCTGGCGTTCCAGCTTCACCCGTCCCAAGTCTTCATTCTCGGCTCGCTGTTCGGCTGGAAGAAGCCTGATGGACGCCGGCGGTTCCGACGCGCTTACATCGAGATGGGAAAGGGAAACGGCAAGTCGCCAATGGCTGGCGGGCTTGGCCTGTATGGCATGACTGCCGACGGCGAGGCGGGAGCGCAGATTTACGCGGCGGCGGCAAAGCGTGATCAGGCCGGCATCCTATTCGCGGACGCGGTGAAGATGGTCAAGCAGTCGCCGGCACTAGCCAAGCGGCTGGAGTTTAGTGGCGGCCCGGGACGCGAGTACAACATCGCGCACCACGCCAGTGGCAGCTTCTTCCGTCCGGTGTCGCGCGATACGGGCAAGACCGGCTCCGGCCCGCGTCCGTACTTCGTGCTGGCAGACGAGGTGCACGAGCTGCCGGATCGCAAGATCATCGAAATGTTGGAGCGCGGCTTCAAGTTCCGCCGCGAGCCGATGCTGTTCATGATCACCAACTCCGGCAGCGACCGGAACAGCGTGGCCTGGGAAGAACACGAGCATGCGGTGAAGGTTGCCGCCGGTCACACCGAGGCGGTCAACGATCCAACGTTCATCGGCGAACCGCTGGACGACACGACTTTCAGCTATGTCTGTGCATTGGATGATGGCGATGACCCGCTGGAGGACCCGAGTTGTTGGGGGAAGGCCAATCCACTGCTGGGTGTAACGATCACCGAGGAGTACCTGGCCGAGGTGGTTGCCCAAGCCAAGGCGATTCCGGGTTCCTTGAACGGAATCCTGCGATTGCACTTCTGCATTTGGACGGATGCAGAGACGGCCTGGATGGCGCGGGCGACGCTGGAGCCGGCGCTGGAAGACTTCGACGTCCAGCAGCACCACGGCAAGCGCATTTATACCGGCTTGGATCTGTCGCAGATCCGGGACATTACCGCGATGGCTTCGGTGGTGGAGACGGGATCGGTAGAGGTTGAGGTTGTTGTAGATGGCGAGCGGAAGATCGTGCGCAAGCCGACGTATGACGCGTGGATCGAGGCCTGGACGCCGGGAGGCACCATCGCCGCGCGAACACTGCGCGACAAGCTCCCTTATGACGTTTGGGCCAAGGCCGGCCACATCCACGCGCCTGCGGGGCAGTCGATCAACTTCCGACATGTGGCGCAGACGCTAGCCGAGTACGCCCACGACTACGACGTGGGGCTTGTGGCGTACGACCGGTATGCATTCCGCAAATTCGAGCAGGAAGTCAGTGATCTCGGCATGGTTCTGCCATTTGCAGAGCATCCTCAGGGCGGGCTCCGAAAGGGAAAGCCGCTGTTGGAGGGGGGCGAAGGGCTGTGGATGCCCGGCTCGCTGCGACTGCTGGAAGAGGCGCTGCTGGAAGGCCGCATCCGGCTGCTGCGGAATCCGGTGCTGGTGTCCGCATTGATGAGCGCTGTGATCGAGGGCGACAAGTGGGGCAATCAGTGGCTCGACAAGAACAGGTCCATCAACAAGATCGACGCCGCCGTTGCGCTCTGCATGGCGATTGGCGCGGCCAATGCTGGTGGCAAGGCTGAGTCCGTGTACGAACGTCGCGGCATCCGATTTCTATAAGGAAACCCATGTCCAGGTTCAACGAGGACTCAATCAAATCGCTGGACCGGATCTGGGGAGGCGAGGCGGGGAGCCCGTCACCGCAAGCCAGCGCTGACAGGCAGCAGTTCAGTGGGATGGATGATCCACGGCTGCTGGAGTTCATCCGTGGCGGTGGTTCCGGTGGCTCCGGCGGTTACCAGTTGCGCAACATGGCGGTGCTTCGCTGCGTGTCGCTGATATGCGGCACCGTTGGCATGCTGCCGATCAACCTGATTGAAGCAGGCGCCGAGAAGCGTGTTGCGAAGGAGCATCCGGCGCATCGGCTGCTGAAGATAAAACCCAACGGGTGGCAGACACCGCTGGAGTTCAAGCGGCAGATGATGCTGTCGCAGCTACGCCACGGTGATGCTTACGCGCGCATCGTCTGGTCCGCCGGCAGGCCCATCCATCTGATTCCGCTGGACAGCGGCGCCATGCGCGCAGAGCTGGGCGATGACTGGAGGATGGTCTACCACTACAGCACGAAGAAGCGCGGCGAAGTCGAGCTGCAGCAGGAGGACGTGTTCCACCTGCGTGATCTGTCGGTAGATGGAATCACCAGCCTTTCCCGCATGAAATTGGCAGACCGGGCGATTCGTTTGGCGCTGGATGCTGAAAAAGCAGCAAGCCGCATCTTCGAGACGGGCAACATGGCTGGTGGTGCCATCGAGGTGCCTACCGCGCTGAGCGAGCAAGCTTACGACCGTATGCGTGAGTCGCTGGACACTGGCTTCTCTGGCGAAAACAGTGCTCGACGATTCATGCTTCTGGAAGAGGGTGGAAAGGCCAACGTCTTCGGCAGCACCGCGCAGGAAGCTCAGCACATCGAAAACCGCAATGCCCAGGTGGAGGAAGTGGCCAGGCTGTTCGGCGTGCCGCGTCCGCTCCTGATGATGGACGACACCAGTTGGGGCTCAGGCATCGAGCAGCTTGGAATCTTCTTCCTGCAGTACACGATGCTGGAGCACTTCACGAACTGGGAGCAGGCCGCGGCCCGCTCGCTTCTGTCGGACGGCGAGTTGGAGAAGTACCAGCCGAAGTTCAACGAGCGCGCTCTGATGCGCGGCACGCTTAAAGATCAGGCGGACTTCTTCGCCAAGGCACTTGGTGCTGGCGGTCACGCGCCGTGGCACAGCCAGAATGAAGTGCGCGATCTCCTCGATTACCCCGAATCCGACCAGCCCGGCACCAATGAGCTGCGCAACCCGATGACCCAGAAAGGAAAGATCGATGAGCCTCCGGAAGCTGCCTGAAATCCGCGCTGATGCTGGCTTGGCCGGTATGCAGTTCGATATTCGCGAAGATGCAATCGAAGCTTGGCAGCCTGAAATGCAAGCGGCCGCTAGCGATCCTGCAACTTCCATTTCCATTTACGGCAGGATTGGCCAGTCGTTTGACGGCACTGGAGTAACGTCGCGGATCATTGCCGCTGCGTTGCGTTCCATCGGGCCGCGAGCCGTCACGGTGAACATCAACTCGCCGGGCGGCGACTATTTTGAGGGACTGGGCATCTACAACTTGCTGCGACAGCATGCAGGCGAAGTAACGGTACACGTCCTGAGCATGGCGGCGTCGGCGGCGTCGGTCATCGCTATGGCTGGCGACCGCATCCTGATGGCGGACCACTCGCGGATCATGATCCACAACGCTTGGGGCGTTGCGGTCGGTACGGGCGCCGCGGTTGTCGGGGTGATCCTCGACGATCCGGGCGCCGTCCAGGAAACGCTCTTGGCCTTCTATCGTCGGACGGTTTCGCCGGAGCAGTTTGGCGCCAAGGGCGATGGCATCACCGACGATACCGTGGCGATGCAGAAGGCGCTGGACCGCGCCGCCGGCGGCACGCTGGTTCTGACGCAGGGGCGGATCTACCGGCAGACGGCTGCGTTGTTCTTTCACGCGGATACCGTGATCCTGGGCAACGGCGCCACGTTGCTGCGCGGTGCCGATATCGACAATATGTTGCGCAACCGCCAGACCGGGGCCGTTGAATGGTATTCCACGCAGAAGGTCAGCATCACCGGCCTGAAGTTCGATGCCAACTTCCCCAACTATGCTGCGGTCAGTTCGACCAGCCTGGCGTTTGCGCACGCCAGCTACGTCACGATCCGGGACTGTGAGTTCACGGAAACCCCGACTTTCCACCAGATCGAGATCAACTCAAGCCGGCACGTGACGGTGGACAACTGCCGGTTCATCGGCGGCAACGGCCAGAACCTCCAGGGGAACGAGTCAATCCAGCTGGACTACAGCTATGCAGGCGGCTACCCATGGGAAGGTCCCTATGACAACACCGCCTGCCTGAACATCCGCGTCGTGAACTGCGTGTTTGATGGCACTGGCACCGCCATTGGTTCGCACTCACACGCCGCCGGTGTGGTCCACACGGCAATTCTTGTGGAGGGCTGCCAGATGTTCTCCCCGTTCTATGCAGGCATCCGCCTGGAGAACTGGAGCAACGTGACGGTGCGTGGCTGCCGGTTCACTGGCGGCGCGCTGGGCATCATCGCCTGGGCCTTTGATGCGATGGTGATGAGCGACTACATCATCGAGGGCAACCTGTTCAGCAACCACGGCAACAGTGGCTACGCGTACAACGACTGCCGGGCTGTGCGGTTCCTTGGACAGGCGGACGGCTCGGCATACTTTCAGCGGATCTTGGTTGCGAACAACACGGTCAGGGACCTCACTGCAACCGGCACTCGCACTGCCACGCATGCTCTTACCGCCGACTACTGCCAGCACGTCAAGTTCATCGGCAACGTGGTCCAAAACGTTCGTGGTTCTGGAATCTATACCTACGGTTCATCGTGGGTGACGATCGATGCAAACACCTTGCGCGGCGTCAACGCCTCCGCAGGGGCCAACAATGCGGGCGTCAACGTTACCGCCGCGGCAGCAGGCGGCACGGTCCGGGGCGTGATTTCGAACAACCTGACTGACACCCTGCGGCTCACCAATGCAGATCGCTTTCTGGTACGCGGGAACAATGTGACGACGGCGGGCGGGCTGACCAACTCCGGAAACACCAATACCAGCGTCAGCAGCAACCTGGTCGACACGGTGGCGAGCTGATGGCCAGGGAGCTGACGCCAGCGCAGGCGAGGGCCATCCTTGCCCAGGACACGGCAGAGGTGTTCTTGCCTTGCTTGAAAATCATTGCCGGTGACACCTTTCGGATCGTCAACAACACCGAGCCGCTGGCAAAGGCAGATGGTGTGTACCAGCCCTATCCGTTCGAGCCAGCCTTTCCGGATGACAGTGACGAGCGGGGCGGGAACGTTTCGGTGCGCATCGACAACGTGGAGCGGGATGTGACGCGCCTTCTTCGAGACGCCACTGGCGTTCCCGTTGCGACGCTTGAACTGGTCACGGCCAGCGAGCCGGACAAGCCGATCCTGGGGCCGTGTGAGTTCTCGGTACTCAGTGCCGAGGCCGACGTGATGCAGGTAACCCTGCAGCTCGGCCATGAGGAAGACTTCCTTAACCAGCGTGTGCCAGCACAGAGCTATGGCCCGACCAACTCGCAGGGGCTGTACCAGTGAACCTTGAACCATTCGTTGGCGTCCCCTATGAGGGCCGGCACTTCTGCCGTGTGTTCGCCGCACGCGTCCTGGCGGCGCACGGTGTGCCGCTACCGGCGGTGGTCAAACCCGAGCGGGCATCGGACTGGGAAAGGGTGGCGAGGCCCGGGGCGCTGGCAGTCGTTGTCTTTCAAACCGGCGGGGCACCCGACCACGTGGGCGTCTGCATCGGCCGCGGCCGCTTCCTCCATGTCGAGGAAGGTTCCCGCAGTCGTATCGAGTTCCTTTCATCGCCCCTATGGTCCAGCCGGATCGAGGGCTTCTATCGCTTCAAAGGTGAGAAATGACCCATAGCCTGATGCTGCGGCCCCATGAGTTCTCGCAGGATGTGGGCGTGGTCCACGTGGATGGTGGACAGTCGTTGCGTGCAATGCTTGTGCAGGCGTGTAGCGGCGGGGAGGTTGCCGACAGCGAGTTGCTGGTCCGAGTGGGGGGGCATGAGGTTCCCGCTGCGTACTGGCACAGGCTCCGTCCGAAGGCTGGCACTGCGATTCATGTCACTCGCCGTGGCCTGCATGGGGGTAGCGCACGACAGTTGGTTGCGATCGTGGCCATGGTTGCGCTGACCTTTTTTGCCCCTCAAGTGGGTCTCTACTTTGGAAGTCAGTTGCTTGGCGTGGGAGTCATGATGCTTGGCTCACTTGCCATTGCCGCCCTGACGAAGCCGCCATCCCCTGCTGGCGATAATGCGACCACTGCGAGATGGAACGCCCTCACCGGCACGTCGAACCAGATCAATCCCGGCGGCGTCATCCCGTTCGTCATTGGTGAGTCCAGGTTCTTTCCTCCCCATGCTGCATACCCCTACAGCGAGGCTGTCGGCGAGAGCAGCTATCAGTACTGTCTGTTCGATCTGGGTCATGGCGACATCGAGGTTGCCGATATCCGCATCGGTGACAACCCGATCAGCCAGTACCAGGAAGTGCAGTACGAGATCACGCGCACCCCGACGCTCTATACCAACGATGTGGCAGAAGTTGTTGTCGGTGCCTCAATGGCAGATGGCGACGCTGTGACGCGTACCACGGCGCCCGGCATCACGCGCGTGGCACTGGACCTTGTCGCCCCGGCTGGACTGTACGGTGTAAGCACAAAGGGTGGAAAGTTCGACATGAGAGTGCGTTGGCGCTTTCAGTACCGGTTGGCCGGCAGCACCGGAGCGTGGATCACGCCTGCTAGTCCTCGGCTTTCGTACTTGACCCCCATGGGCGACGGGCGGTTCGAGGTTCGCATGGAGAAGGCTGAAGCCTTCGCCTGCGGTATCGCCTGGGATGTGCCTGCAGGTCAGTATGAGGTGATGGTGTCGCGGGTCGAAACCCCGAAGGGAAGTTCCAAAAACACTTACATCACTGACTTTACCTGGTCCACCCTGCGTTCCATCAAGCCAGGCCTGCCCAGCACAACCGGCACCAACAAACTGGCAATGCGCATCAAGGCGACCGATCAGCTCAATGGCACCCTGCAGAGCCTGTCACTGGTTGTTCGGCAGAAGGTACGCGTGTATGACCGTGCCAGCGATACATGGGCAGCTCCAGCAGTGAACCTCAATCCTGCTTGGGTGGGGTACTGGCTGCTGACCGCATGTCCGGCATTGAGCAAGCACGTACCGGGAACCCGAATCCATCTGGACACGTTTGCCGACTATGCTGAGTTCTGCACGATCAATAGCTTCGAGGCGCGCGGCGTGGTCGATGCGGCAACCACGGCAGCTGAGCTGATCGAAGATCTATTGTCGTGCTCCTTGGGTTCGCTTGGCCGGCGGGACGGCAAGTACAGCATCGTCTTCGATTCGGGTGAAACATTACCCAGCATGACGTTCACGCCACTGGAGATCGACAGCTTCACCATGTCGCGCCCCTTTGTACGCTTGCCACAGGCTCTGCGGGTCCAGTTCAAGAATCCGGCTGCCGACTACCAGGACGATGAGATCATCGTGCTCGATGATGGCTACAGCTATCGCGGGGTAGATGCGCGGGGCAATCCATCAGCCCTGCCCGAACCAACCGAGTTCGAGACCATGCAGCTTCGGTTTGCGCAGGACGCTATCCATGCCTGGCGCGTTGGCCGCTTTCACCTTGCGCAGGGCAAGTTTCGTTCTGAGAGCTACGGCTTCACCAGCGACGTGGCCGGCCTGGGCACAACTCGGGGCGATGTGATCGACGTCGCCCACGACCTGGTGGAATGGGGGGCGGGCTGGGGCAGGGTGGTTAGCATTGGTGCGGCTTCAGGGCGCCCCACGTTAGTGCTCGATCAGATGGTGGCCACACAGGCCGGCAAACGCTATAGCGCCCAGCTGCGGCGCCAGGATGGCAGCGCGGTTATTGCCAGCATCGTTGGTTCGGGCGGAGAGGCGGATACCTTCTGGCTGGAAGCGCTGCCGGCTGGCATCCTGCCTGGTGACGGCTGCGTAATCGGCGAGGCAGAGAGCGTCACGGAGAAGCTGCTGGTCACTGGTGTGCGCTACACCGACGGTGGACAAGTCACTGAGTTCAGCGCCGTGCGGTACGACGCCCGTGTTGCTCCGTTCTGGGCAGATCCGCCGACGGGGATAATCAGCGAGATTACTGGGACGACATATGCCGAAGTGCCGGTTCCGGTAGTGCTGGGTGTTCTCAGTGATTCCACCGTTGACGACCCTGACGATGCGGGAATCGTGGCGCCCGTTGTGCGCATCGGTATGGGCCGCTACTCCGAGGTGCACAGGGAGTTGAGGGCCGTATGACCATCATCGCGCAAGAACTGCGTTACAGGATTGCGGGCGCGGAAGGAACCGACTGGGCTGTTGAGCGTATCCCTGCGGGCCGAAACATCGAACTGCGTTCTGTTCGCCGCGGCATTACCTATGACGTGGAAATTCGCAATATCGACCACACCGGTCGCATGTCTGGGCCGGCCACGTTCCAACACACAGTCGGGACAACCTTGCGCGAAGGTGCCCTTGCGCTCCCCGTGAACGCGGTGGCCAACCGGGCAAGCGTGTGGAATGTGGACACCTCGGTGACCTACAGCGCTACGGATAGCATCGCCACTGTGAGTGTCAGTGCAGGCACCTTGGTGATGGGCGGGGCGTCGGTCAACTATGGTGCAAGCAGCGCCTCTGTTGCAGGTACACCCTCGACGAAGAAGACCGTCTATCTGTTCTATGACGACCCGCAGCTGCGCGGTGGGTCAGTGGATCTAGGGGTCACGGATGATTACATCACCTCCCTCGCTGGCGACGGTCGCATTGCCATCACCTCGATGGATATCAATTTTCCGGCCGTTGGCGCGCCGCCGAACACGGGTGGTGGCGGCATCGGCGGTGGCGGTGGTGGCGGTGGAACTAAGAGCCCAGTAGCGGAGCAGCAGCCGGTATGACCTACATCAAGAGAACGGACGTGCCGGCGTTGACCGGCGAACTTGTAGTTGAGCTGGACACCGGCGCTCTGGTCGCCACCAGTTGCAGCTGTGAGCGAGTGGCCACTGGTGTTGCCTTCCGGGCCAAGGCTCGCGCGATCGATGCGGTGGGCGCGCCCGTGTTGGATGCCGAAGGCAGGCCGGTCGTTACCCAGTTGTCCCATGTCGCGCCGGTGTCCGTGGTGGATGCGGAGACGCCGGAGGTGATCTCGCGGGACTGCCTGTTGGCTGTGCTGGGTGAGCCGGTTACCCGACCTTGGGCAGACGTTCTGCTGTCCAGTGTCAGCATTCGGGTTTCGCTGGCTGCGGCGCCCATCAGCGGCCCAGTGGATGCTGGGGCGGTCCTGTAGGGCTAAACCATCCCCTGCAGGCTGCCCTCTGAATGCACGCCAAGCTTCACGAGCCATGTGGCCACCAGCTCAATGATCGCCGTCTCGTCTTCCGGGTACTGGTCGATCAGCCGTTCTTCGACTTCGTCGCAGGCCTCCCAAAAGCTCTCGGACTCGCCATGCTCCTGGAGGGCGTGCCGGATCTCATTGAACGCCAGTTCGTAGTCCGATAGCTGCTCACTCATGCTCCGGCCCTCGTTCCAGCATGCCGCACTCCCAGATGATCTCCTCGACCCGGTTGTGGAAGTAGGTCAGGTCCTTAGGGTCGACCAGCTGTTCGATGACCTCGGCCTCGCCGGCGACGGCATCGACTTGGTCCTTGGGCGCGTAGTCCCGGGCGATTCGAGCCGCCCTGACGCGTAGGCCGTGGAGTTGGTCGTCCAGCTCTTCTCGGGTGATGGCGTTCAT